ATTGGTTGTGGGTTCGAATCCCACTATCGGCATATTCACATCAGGTAGCAATCAGTTAGATTGTTACCTTTTTATTTTATTTTGACTAATTTTACGAAGAAAAAGCGCGTATATGGTTCGCAAGTGCCGCATGCAAGGTGCAGGCAGTCCAAGTTATTATGATAGAGTACCAAAGTTGAAATAAAGCATGTGTGGCGGAATAGGTAAAGTGTGAGTGTTATTAAAAACGGATAGGATTTCCTGTTGATAATACTCAGTTAGAAACTCTATATGATTTCAGGTTGTTGGGTGCAAATCCTGACCACATGCATACATACAGATAAATCAATAAAGCATAAGGATATGCTTTCTAATTTCGTTGTTCATGCCGTGGCTCCAGATATGTGGGTGCACGGTTTTTATTTAGTCATGAAGGGGGATTTATGAGTGTAATTAGTCGTGTTCATTTTAATTTGACAGTTCCTGAAATTAACCTCACATTTCCTAAATTGTTTTGTTATGCTATTAGAAAAGCAAAGGTGGGGAAAAGTGTGGACGTTGATCAAGAAATTACGAAACTGGGCATTCAGTTGGCAGGAATCGCTGTTAAAAATACTGCGACAGTAGTTAATGATAAAATTCGAGCAGCCAAAGCGGAACATGACAGCAGACAAACTATTGCGGAGTTGTCAGATTTAGTTCAAGAACTTGTCAGTGAAAAGCAAGAGCTACAATTGATTGCGCAATCCTTTGAAAAGGAACTTGTGGCACAACAATTGACGGAGGATGATATTCAATTTGTCAGCCAGACGGTTGTTCCTGTATTTGAAAAACTTAGTGAGAGCACCATGGGGGCAGAAAAGCTTGGGGAAACAATGGCGGTAATTGAACCGCTATTATCACCAACTACCTTAAGAGTGATGCAAATACTTGGTTTTAACTTCAAAAAGGCGGTTGGCGAGCCGTTGACAAACTTGTCCAACAACAAAATAAGCACTTTAGGTGATATACAAGATGTTGAGCTAATCAAAATTAGGGAACAGAAAGAGGTCGAAATCTTTAAGATTATTCAAGACCCGGAAGCGTACGATCGAATGTTAACTATGCGAGGTGTGTAGTTTATTTTGTCAATCGGAAACGATTGTCTTGTATGTTGATGGGTGCAGGTGTGATAGTATTTTTCGGAGGCAGGTTACGTGAAAAACAAATCAATCATATTTTGGGTTATCTTATCGATAATCACTTCCTTTCTAGTCACTACTTACTTTTGGCTGGCTGAAACGAAAGTGCCAAGTTTCGTGGCGGAATGGGTTAGTGCGTTTGGTACTGTCGGAGCTGTGGCGATTGCTCTATATATACAATTTAGAAATGAGTCGATCGTCAAAGTTCAAAATAATCTCAATAAACAAAATGTAGTGTGTGTAACTTTATTAAACGATTTATCAGATATTAGAAACGAACTAACTGAAGTTTTTGTGCAGCTGTCTAATGCATTTGTAAAATCTAACGTATCAGATGACAATACCATCACAACCGATGAGGTTTTAGTTTTAAAAATCAAAGCATCAAATATTTTGTCCAAAAAATGGCAACTAAACTATAGGCTAGTTGAAATTTTAAATGAAGGGGAACAATATGAATGTCGATTAGCACTCCAGAATATGTCTGATGTGGTTCTTAAAAAAATAAATAGTTCTGAAACAATATCTGATGTAATTTCTATAATGAATAGTGATCCTTATCAATATATAGATGAAGTTCGCAATATAATTTCAACAAAATATGAACGTATCAATTCACTAAGTGTGATTAAATTTTGATTAGTAATGTTTTCTTATAAAGGAAATAATTAATTGTTTGTGAATGGTTGTTTAACATTCTTCTTCGAATGCTTACATGGGCTGCATGATTTTTAAAAACTAATTTGAAACGGGTGGTCAATCGGGAACGGTTGGCTTTTTATTTTGCACTGAAAAGGAGTGGTAACATGTACAAGAACTTAATGGGTAAGTTGATTAAGAGTAACAACGTCAATCGTGGGGAATACACGTACATTTATAGTGATAATGAATTAGTTGATATAGCTACTAACGGTGGTAAGCAATATTCACGCAACACGGCGTTTGATGGTCGATTCGATGAGAATGCATAGGTGTGCAGAGATTGGTTGCCGTGAGTTGAGTGAACCAGGTTGGACATATTGCCAGCCACATTATGAAGCACGCATGAAGAAGTATGTACATGCTAAGCAGGCAACGCGGTGCATACATATTACTAATTAAGGAAGGAGTTAGGTACATGGCTAAGATGACACGATGCAGATACGTCAGCCCTGCCGGTGTAAGATGCCACAGGTTGGCAGAGACACCAAACCATTACTGCGAAATGCATATCGAACATGAGGCAGAGTACCAAGCCAAGCGTAAGGAATGGAACGTCAAGCATACGTCACAGTACTACCACAAGTACAACAAGACGCAACGTGTACGCAATGATACCAAGCGGGAACAAGATAAGTTCTATCGGAATAAGCGATGGAAGAATGGACTAAGACCAGCAGTGCTAGAGCGTGACAACTACCTATGCCAATACTGCAAGGCGAATGGACGGATGACGCCAGGCAAGATAGTTGACCACATCATTCCTTATGAGTTCGATCCAAGCAAGCGTGATGACCTAAGCAACCTAGCAACCATCTGTGCTGCATGCCACACTGGCAAGACACGTTGGGAGCAGGAGTATTACGGTACAGGAGCAGGGAACGAATTGAAGAACGTGGCAGCAGTGCCCGACATTAAGTACTTACCAGATTTTATGGATAGCGCTAAAACGCAATGAGAGCCGTTTTAAGCGCTTTTTATTTTGTCCGGCATAATTACTCGAACACGTTCTGAAAATTAAATGACCCCGCCCTGGGTGTCTCAAAAGAAGAGCACACACATTACTGTGTTCTTGTAGAAAAGTTTGATTTTGAAAAATTTTTAATAGGTGGGTACCCAGCAATTAAGGAGGTGATGTTAGGTGCCACGAAAAAGCTATGAAAGCGAGTCTGACGCGGTTTTGTCGCTGACACCGCCACATCACTTAGGCAAGATTGCAAGTGCTATGTGGCGTAAAATGGTGCCCGTACTTAATGCTTCAAACAAGATGGCTCCATTGGATAAGAATTTGGTTGAAATGTACGCAAGTCAATACGAGATTTATCGAAATGCCTATGAAGATATCAAAGAGAATGGTCAAGTTACCAAAGTTTATAAGACGGTGGTTAACCCAGTGACCGGTGATGTGATTGCTAACGATATGACGGGCTATAAGCGCAACCCAAGCACACAGATTTACTCGGATGCCATTAAGCAGTTGAAATCATTAGGTAGTGAGCTTGGTTTATCGCCTGCCAGCCGTGCTGAACTTATGCAATTGAGTTTGGACGACGGAAAAGACAAGCCAAGTGCTACGGAACAACTGCAAGCGCTATTGAATGGAGGTGGTGATGATGAGAGTTGATCTAACTCAATCACACGACGTTCTAGGTTGGTACCAGCAACTACATGGCAATTACGCAGATATCAGAACCAAATACAAGGACGCTGGAACAAAGTACGCATTCAGTGTCCTAGATGGTGATGTTCTGGCCGGCTACATGATTAAGCTTGCAGCGTTCCGGCATATTCAAGACTTGGTGCGTTCAGAAACAGATGATTCGTTCGATTACCATTACAACGTCAGGGAAGCCAACAAGATACTTCAATTTGCGAGTGTATTTCCTGATGTTGATACCGGTGAACCAATGCCACTTATGCCGTGGGAAAAGTTTGCGCTAACTCAATTGGTTGGGTGGCGTGACCATCTTGGTAACAAACGATATACAACGGCTATTCTGTCAGTTGCGCGCGGACAAGGTAAAACTTATCTAATGGCTATTCTCATGGCCTATGACTTCATGATTGAGTCAATTGGATTGTCTAACCAAGACTATCTAGTTGCGTCTATCAATTGGAAACAAACTAGTAAATTGTTCGGGTACATTGGAACAGCACTTAATAAGATGACGATGGTTGACCCATGGAAATCGTTGGCTACTGAGTCAGGATTGAAAGTTCAAAATGACCAGATTGTTATGAAGAATTTCAACAATGTAATGCGAGCCATTAGTCATGAATCAGGTCAATACGACTCATTCCATTTTAAAACAGCCGTATTTGACGAGATTGGAGAGATTAAGAGTCGTGACAAGATTGCTAAGATCACATCTGGTCAGGTTAAAGTACCCAATAAGCAATTTATTCAGATTTCGACCTCGTACCCTGACCCGACAGTGCCGTTCCATGACGACCAAAAAGCGGGTCAACAAATTATGGAACAAGATTTTAATCGCTCAAATGACGACAATTTGGTACTAGTTTGGGCACAAGATAGCTTGGATGAGACCTTTATGCCAGAAACTTGGGTGAAATCTAATCCACTGCTCGACTTGGCTGGTCAACGGGAAGTTTTGCTAAAGGGTTTGACAACTGAACGCGATACAAAGATGCTGCAAGGTGATTTGCCAGCGTTCCAAACCAAAAACATGAACATGTGGCTGGCACAATCAACTGACAGCTTCTTAAACTTGGCTGATGTTGAAAGCGCTGTTGTTCCAGACTTCGATATACGTGGACGCCAAGTTTACATTGGCTTCGACTACTCAATGATGTCCGATAACACAGCACTTGCGTTTGTTTATCCTTATGTTGATCCAGAAGGTAATGGACGATGGCACATTGAACAACACTCATTCATACCGTGGCATAAATCTGGTTCTATTGAAGCCAAAGAGAAGCAGGACGGTATCAACTACCGTGAAGCTGAACGACTTGGCTATGCCACCATTACTAGCCATGAACAAGGGATGATTAATGACGACGAAGTTTACGCTTGGTTACTTGATTACGTTGAATATAATCAGTTAGACGTGTTGTTCTTTGGGTATGATCAGTTTGGCGCAACGAACATGATTAAGATGCTTGAAAATAATTCAGTGTTCCCACTGCAACCAATTAGGCAGCGTACAGGTGAGCTGAAAGACGCCACCAAGTTCTTACAACGTATCTTTGTTGAGAATTCGGTTGACCGATTAGACGACATCACAATGGAAAAGGCGTTGTTGAATGCCGTGCTACGTGAAGATAGTGTGGGAATTCAAGTTGATAAGACAAAAGCCACGCTAAAAATTGACGTTGTGGACGCTATTATAGACGCCATGACACAAGCGATGTATCACTTTGAAGAGTTTGGAATGGTAAATGATGCCACATGGCAAGTTGAACACATGAGTGCACAGCAAGTTGCGGACTGGTTCAACAGCGCAGAAAGCGGGTTACTTGATGATTACTAAGAAAATTAAAGGCTTTGCACGAGCGATTAGGGCTAGGTTGGACGTTATTTTGTTCAGCTTGGCACTAGTCGTTTTTGTTTTGACCATGTTTTTAACGATTAATGCACTGGTTGGTGGAATTTCGCTGACTATTGCACTTGCTGTTGCCGGATATGGCGTCGTGCTTATCGACAATGGCACCAACACTAACAGGAAGGAGTAACGGAGTATGGCAGTATTCAAGCCACCTAAGATTAGCAACATGTTCGCTGCTAGTTCTGACGGTGGCAGTTTAGATGATGGCATTGTCAACTTTCTAACTGGTGGTAATTCAGATTACGTGTCTGTGCGTGAAGCAATTCATAACAGCGATTTGTACTCGTTGGTCTCACAAGTCAGTGGCGACCTTGCAAGCTCACGATTAATTGCGGACGCAACGCGTGCACAGGGTATTTTGAATAACCCTGATCCACGAACTAACCCGCACGCATTCTGGCAATCATTCTTTGCTCAAATGTTGTTCAACGGTGAAGCGTTTGCTTATCGTTGGCGCAATGCTAACGGACAAGACCAACGTTGGGAACAATTACGGCCTTCTCAAGTTCAACCGTACATCACCGATGACGGTAGCGGGTTGTTATATCAAGTGTCATTCGATGAACCGATGATTGGTACGCAATTCTTTGGTCAGGGTGACATTATCCACGTTCGATTGATGAGTACAAACGGTGGTTTGACTGGTATCAGTCCACTCACGGCATTAAGCAACGAATTAAACGTAAAAAGAGAGAGCGACAAGCTCACAATTCAAGCGTTGAAGCAGTCGATTAATGCAAACGGTGTGCTGTCTATCAAGGGTGGCGGTTTGCTTGACTGGAAAACCAAGGCATCACGTTCCAAGCAGTTCATGAGTCAATACACCGCTTCAAATGGCGGTCCAATTGTGCTTGATGATTTGGAAGAGTTTAAGCCGTTAGAAATCAAAAGCAATGTTGCAGCACTTTTGGGACAGGTCAATTGGACTTCGACCCAAATTGCCAAGGTTTATGGCGTACCAGACAGTTATTTGAACGGTACAGGCGACCAACAATCGTCACTTGACCAAATCAAAGGGCTGTACGCAAATGCGCTTAATCGCTTTGTCAGTGCCGTTGTTGGTGAGTTAAACACTAAGCTTTCAGCGAACATCACGGCAGACATGCGACCAGCTATTGACCCAATGGGTGATGACTATCTTGGTATGTTGGCAAATATTGTTAAGCAAGGTGCACTTGGCCAAAACCAATTTGAATATCTGGTGCGAAACCAAGGATATTTGCCTGATGATATGCCGGTTGCGATTATGCCTAAGCCAGTATTGAAGGGAGGTGAAAAGGAAGATGAAGAAAATTAACGTCAAGGGCGCTGTCATGGATAACGATAGCGCATGGTTTTATGACTACTTTGGCATGGACTATACAAGTCCTAAGTCAGTGGCAGACGTATTGAATGATGGTGAAGTTGATGATGTTGTGGTGAATATTTCATCACCTGGTGGTGACGTGTTCGCGGCCAGTGAAATCTATTCAGAGTTGAAGGCATATCCAGGCAACGTCACGGTCAATGTGCAAGGACTAGCAGCTAGTGCTGCATCTGTAATTGCGATGGCCGGGGACACGGTGAATATGGCTCCAACCGCTCAACTGATGATTCACAAGGCATCAACTACCCAAGGTGGCAACTCTGATGACATGGACAGTGCATCAGCAATGCTAAACAACACTGATAAGTCAATTGCGAATGCCTATCAACTAAAGACAGGTAAGTCACAAGCTGATTTGTTGCAAATGATGTCTAACGAAACATGGCTGAATGCACAAGATGCAGTTGATCAGGGGTTCGCAGACAGTATCTTGTTTGTAGATGAAAATGCGCCACTGGTTACTAATTCACTGGAAGCTGCATTGCCACCAAAGTCAGCCATTAACAAGCTGATGAACATCATAGCTAATGAGAAGCAAAAAGAAATGAATAACAAGACTGATAGCCAGCCTGTGGACGATTTGAAAGCCCGCAAGTTGGCTATTTTGCTAGACAAATAAATTTACGAGGTAAAAACATATGGATATTCAAACATTGAACAACGCCTGGGTTGAAGCTGGGCAACGATTGTCTGACTTGCAAAACAAGGCGGCTTTGTTGGTGAACGACGACGCAGCAGACGTTGACGCTATTAACTCAATTAAGAACGACATCGAAGTTGCAAAGGCTAAGCGTGACTTGGCGAAGGACAACTATGATCGTGCCGTTGAAGACCAAGCACATGCAGTTTTGAACGACCCAGACGCTGGCAAGAAGCCATTGAACGGCGAAGAGGTCAATATCAAGGACAAGTTTGTTAAGGACTTTGTCGGAATGATGAAGAATGACTCAAAGGTGGTCAACTTGATTTCATCATCAACTGACGAAAATGGAAACGCAATTGGTTTGACGATTCCACAAGACATTGAGACGGCTATCAACACGTTGAAGCGTCAATATGATTCATTGGAGCAATACGTCAACGTTGAAAAGGTTGGAACGCCTAACGGTTCACGTGTATTTGAGAAGTGGTCGGACATCACGCCATTGACTAACTTGGATGCAGAAGATGGTGTAATTGCCGACAACGACGACCCTAAGCTATCAACCGTCAAGTACTTGATTAAGCGTTATGCAGGTATCACGACGGTAACTAACACGTTGTTGAAGGATACAGCAGAAAACATCTTGGCATGGTTGTCATCATGGATTGCGAAGAAGGTTGTTGTTACGCGTAACACTGCCATCATCGCTGTTATGAACGCAGCACCAACTAAGCCAACATTGGCAACGTTCGATGACATCAAGAAGATGGCGTTGACTGCTGTTGACCCAGCTATCCGTGCAACGTCATTCTTCATGACTAACACGTCTGGTATTGCTGTTTTGGCAACGGTTAAGGACGCAGACGGACGTTACTTGTTGCAACGTGATGTTACTCAACCTGAAAACTACGTGATTGAGGGTAAGCAAGTAATCGAAATCGCTGACAAGTGGTTGCCTTCAAACAAGGGCGCAATGCCTTTGTACTTCGGTGACTTGAAGCAAGCTGTAACGTTGTTTGACCGTGAGAATATGTCATTGTTGTCAACTAACATCGGAGGCGGTGCCTTTGAGAAGGACTTGACTAAGCTACGTGTTATTGATCGTTTCGATGTTAAGGCAACCGATGCCGATGCATTTGTGGCGGGGTCATTCACGACTATTGCTGACCAACCTGCAAAGACTGTTCAACAAGCTGCTGCAGCCGGAACGCAAGCTTAATAGGCAGGTGAGTTAAATGACGGTCAATATTGAACAATTCAAGACACTAATGCGCGTTGATTTTGCTGATGATGACGCAATTATCAATGGCTACTTGTCTGCAGCTGAAAATTACATCCAGGATGCAATTGGAACGGATGACAATTTCTATGCTCAACCTACTGTTGTTGACCGTTACGAAACTGCTGTCTATGCCTATGCTGGCACGTTATACACGTACCGCATCAGTATGACAGAAACTAGAGCCATTGGTATGGATGCTACGGTTAATTCTATTGTTGGCCAATTGCGTGGTAAGTATGCAGAATGGGAGGAACAACATGAGGGCAGCTGAGTTCAATCGCAAGGTTGCGTTTGGTACTGTGGAATCTAAACAGAATGCTAATAATGGTTCTATTCATAAAATTTTTGTGGAACAATTCAGTGTATGGTGTGCACCTAAACTCCGCACGTTGAACCAACAGTATCAAATTCAAGGTATAGCACTCGATAATACTAAGGTCATCGTGGTACGCCATAACACCGCTGTGGAAGGTATTAAGGTAGCCCAGATTGACGGCGTGATGTATGACATTGTGCAATACTCACCTGATGAATCTAATGCCATTATTGCTTATGACTTCGTTACATTGAAGCGGAGGGCATAGGTATGGCAGAACAATCACTTGAGGACATTCTGAACGCCTTTATTGAAGACGCTGAAGCATTATCAACCAACATGACGGTTGAGGATAAGCAAAAGGTTACTAAGGCAGGCGCTGATGTGTTTGCTAAGGAACTCGAAGCTGAATACAAGGCTAATCACTACCGACACAGGCAGACTGGTAAAGACCCACACTTAGCTGATTCAGTTATGGCGCAGAATACCAACGTAGACGGTATGAAGAATGGTAGCTCAACAGTTGGATTCTCAAAGGACAAGGCATACATTGCTAATTTCATTGAGAATGGTACGAAGTTTCCGATGTATACCGCAAAAGGACGTAAGTATAAGAAGGGTGGCCAGGTTGCTATCAACGGTGACCATACCATCGACAACCTACGTAACGACTCCCAATTGCAAGCTAAGATTGTTGAAGCACAAGCAGAGGTATACAAGCAGATTATCGATAGGAGGAACAAACAATGACACCAGTGGAAGAAATTAGTAACGTGGTTCATTCAGTGTTCCCTGATTGGCAAGTATACTTCTACGCTATTCCCGAAGAGGTCATTGACAATAAGAATGTCACCCAAGTGCTGATTACTGAGAGCAACTCAGACATCACGACATACGGTGGTAACACGTTCAATGAGATGGCCTTTGGGTATCGTTTACAAGTCTTCTACGGGCTTGACGAAGAGAACCTTATTGGTAAAGAGATAACGCTGTACAAGGCCTTAGAAGCCAAGGAATGGCGTATCACGGACAGTCAGCCACGATACTTGGATATAAGCCAAACCGATGGGCAACAGATGATTAAAAACATCGAAATAAATAAGACACTAACACTTGATGAGCTTGACCAATAACGGTTGGCTCATTTTTTATTGAAAGGAATTACATTTTATGGCTATTGCAGGATTGAAGCTTATCACATTAGCATTGCGTGATAAGGAAACTGGAGAACTATTGAAGGGTGACGCAGGATTGTCAGCAGACGGTCTATTTCCCGTAACCACAGCAATGCTTGGTTCAAAGAGCGCTAACATTACTAACATTTCAGCTAATGGTACGCCAGTATATGGTAACAACGCTAAAACCGACCAAACACAAACGAAGGGTGAGCCATCAGTTGCGTTGGACTTTAATGATCTACCATTCGACATTAAGCAAAAGTTGTTGGGACGTATCTCAGATGGTAAGGGTGGATTCCTACAAGGTGACCGCCCACGAGTTGCTATGACGATTGAGACGCAAAACATCAAGCGCACTAAATCAATTTGGTTCGGATTTGCTAACGGTGAGGTACAAGAGACTGCAGCCAACGTACAAACTGATACGAACAACGAAGTCCGTGTTGATGACCAACTGACATTCACTTCATTCGGTGTTGAAGCATGGAACAACGAGGCGATGAAGGTTTACTCAGACCTTGATGCTAAGTTCGACAAGGCAGCCATGCAAGCTGATGTATTTGGCACTACGGTTGCTCCGGCACCTGCCACGCCCAGCGTATAAGGTCGTTCCAATTGTCCTACAGCCACGACAATAAAGAGGCTCAAACGGGGTGAGAAGCCCAATATGAACGGGGGGTTCACTTGAATAATCAGGTGAGCTCCTTTTTTTGTACCCAAGAAAGGATATAACGATGAAAATTTCATTTAAGGAATTACGTAAGGCACCCTTTGAAGTAAAAGCCAGTGTTAAGAATTTAAAGAAGACATATGCCATTCAATTGAAGATGGCTACGTTGGAAGATTCTATGCAAGAGGACGCACGGGTTGAATCACTACAAGCTGTACTAGGCGCACTGGACAACTTAACAGAATACGTTGTCGACATGTTGAAGCTTAAGCCAGCTGAGATTGAAGCACTTGAAGATTTGAGCCAAGAAGACGTTATGGCAATTGCGCAACGCTTGAATATGCGTCTTATGGGAATGTCAGAAGCTGAGATTAAGAAGGCCTTGACGGAAACTGATTACGATGAGGGTTTAGAGTAACTCCGATTGAGCGGGTGATGGCATACACAAACCATCTGGCTGATCTAAGAATGTTTGAAAAAGATACCATGCAGAACTTGCACTGGTCTCTAGATGACATCGAAGAAGCTGATTATGCGGAGTTGATGGAAGTCATGAACGCTTCAGAAGAAGACAAAATGCAGAATCCAGACGCCATGATGAACCTGTATCAGTCACTTGGATAAAAAAAGAAAGGAGGTACACATGGCAAAAGAAAAAGTAGCCGGCTTAATGTCGACAGAGATCGGCTTGAACACCACTAAAGCCACGGAATCACTTAGCCAATTGAAGTCTGCCGTAAAGGACTCAACAAATGAGTGGAAGCAAATGGAATCACAGCTTAAGTCTTCTGGTGATGTACTTGGCGCCAGTGAAGCTAAGTATAAAGGGCTATCACAATCAGTTGAAGCGCAAAAAGACGTGCTTCAGAAGTTGCGACAAGAACAGGCTGAAGTTAACCGTTCAACTGAAGCTGGTGAGGCTACCTATCAAAAGTATGCTTCACAGATAACACAGGCAGAAAGTAAGCTTGCGTCGTTGAATGCTCAAACCGAAAAGGCACTTAAGTCTTATGATTACCAAAAAAGTGGATTAGCAGATCTGAACGATGAAATTAAACGCTCAAATGATCTAACCAATGCCCGTGTAAAAAGACTCGAAGCTGAAGGCAAGACCGAGGAAGCTAATAAAGTTCAAATTGATGGTCTTTCATCAGTGCAGTCCAAGTACACTAAGATTTTAGAGATTCAAAAGGACGAGCTTGAAAAGTTAGGTGCTTCAGGGGATAAAAATTCTAAAGCATATAGGCTACAAGAGTTACGAGTCGAGCAAACTGGGGCTAAGATTGCTGAAACTACTAACAAAATAAAGGCCTTAAATCATACCGATGTAAAGCCTGATGCTAGTGGTATTACTTCGACTAAGGCACAACTCAAAAGTTTGAATAACGTGCTTGATAACACACATAGACGATTCAAAAGCGTCCTTATGGGGAATATTGTAGCCACTGGAATAACTAGTACACTGAGCGACATTAAAAGCAAGTTTACTGGTGCTATGAAGGCTGGTGTTGAATACAACAAAGAAATGCAATCCTTGTCTGTATCAATGGACAATTTCACTAATGGCGATGACAAGTTGAGCAAGGCTTTGATTGGCAACGTTAAGGCATTGAAAGAAGAATCGGGCTATGCTACCGATACCGTTTCATTGTTGACCAAAAAGACTTATGGCCTTACTAAAAGCGCCGATGGTGCAAAGACCCTGTCTGACGCATTCGTTAACTTGGGACGTGCTACGGGGCAATCTGATGAGTCTCTGCAAGGTATTATTAAGAAGTTTTCACAGGTAAATGCTTCAGGTCAAATCACAACCGGTTCACTTACTAAGATGGAAAAGTCCTTGCCAGGATTTAATGCTGCGTTAGCAACTAGCATGGGTAAAAGCCGAGATGAGATTAACAAATTAGCTTCTGATGGAAAGCTATCGATGGCTGACCTTTCAAAGGCTATTGAGACGATGTCAGATTCTAAGCCACATGGGTTAGATAATTACTACACAACTCTCGATGGCTTCAGTAATCACTTGGAAGAGAAATATAAGAGCCTATCAGGTAAGATAACGAGCGGCTTTTTTCAATCCAATAACGACTTTTTGAAGAACATGTCTAAGTCACTTGATGGGAAGGAAGTAGAATCGGCTTTTGACCACGTTGGTGACTCAGCTAATAAAGCGGTCAACACCATTTCCAATGCGTTCAGTAAGACTTTTAAGGGTACAAAGAACCCCATTGCCGATATTGCTAATGGCACGGCTGACCAGATTGAGAAGCTTGGTAATTTTGTTAGTACACATTCAAAAGACATCAAGAACTTTTTTGAGATGGTCAAAAACATTGGTGGTGCAGGCTTTAAACTTACTGGCGATGCAATAAAAACTGCTTTACCGTTTCTTGAAAAGTTCGGCGCTTTTGCTTCAAAGCACCCTAAAGACGTTAAGCTTATGGCAGAGATGTACTTGGGGCTTAACGTTGCCCTAAAAGGCACTTTTGCTGTACTGAAGGGTGTCGAAAAAGCTAAGGCCTTGGGAAGTTTCATATCTGATACACGTGACAATGTTGCTTCGTTGACTCGGAAAATAAAAGACTTTAGCTTGGCCCAGACGGTTGCTTCAGCTAAGTCAAAGGTAATGACCGCTGCGATGAAGGCTCAAACTTTGGCTCAAAAGGCTATGAATTTAGCAATGAAAGCCAATCCAATCGGATTGTTGATCGTGGCAATCACAGCTGTGGTGGCAGGATTCGTACTACTGTATAAGCACAATAAGAAGTTCCGACAATTCGTAGACGGCTTGGTGAAGTCTTCTAAGCAATTCTTTGAAGGAATTACGAAGTGGTTTGGTAATGCGTGGTCATCAGTAACAAAGGGCTACAACTCATTCAGCAAGAGCTTCAGTAAGGGCTGGAATTCATTTACTGATGGCATTGGCAGAGCTTGGAACTCAACATGGAGTTACGTTGGGAACATATTTGATAAGTACGTCAATATCTATAAGAAGGGGTTGACACTGTTTACTGATTTCTTTACAGGAAACTGGGGAAATCTTGGTAAAGACGTTCGGGGTATCTGGAATGCACTGTGGGACTATGTAGAGTCAATCTTTGGTAAGAAGGCTGGTTCTATTAAGCACGGAATTGAGAACTTTGGTAGTTCAGTCTGGAACTTATTTGGACGTATTAAGGACAGGGTATCAGGAGTCTGGTCTGATATGTGGGACGGCTTAAAGGACTTTGCCCGTAATGGTATCAATAATGTCATTGGTGTCATCAACAATGGTATCGGTGGTATCAACACTGTTATCCATACGTTCGGCGGAAAAGAAAATGCCATCGGTAAGATTCCAAAGTTTGCTAATGGTACCAAGGGTGCGCCTAAGGGGTTGGCAATCGTTAATGATGCTCCAGGTGAACACTACAAAGAAGCAATCATTGATAACTCTGGTAAAGCTACCGTACTTGAAGGACGTAATCGACTCGTTAACTTCAGTGGTGGTGAAACTGTTATCCCTGCACATGCTTTGCCACACTTTGCTAAGGGAACCGACAACTGGTTAGACACAGCAGTTGGCTGGATCAAGGACAAGTGGGAAAGCTGACGGAGTTCATCTCACACCCAATTAAGTCATTGGGTAACATCATGAACAAAGCAGTTGAAAATATCACAGGTTCAGCGCTTGTAACTAACATCGCACCAGCTATGGCCAATGGATTTGTTCAAGGTATTGCAGACCCAATCGTAAACTTATTCAAGTCTTTGAAAAAGAAGCATGATGACGAGGGAGCATCTGCTCCGGCTGGGTCTGGTGTACAGCGTTGGAAGGACTTGGTTATTAAGGCGCTTGATAAGAATGGTTTGTCAACGTCTGAATCTATGGTAAACAAGGTTCTTCGTCAAATTCAGACCGAGTCAGGTGGTAACGAAAAGGCAGTCCAAGGTGGCTACACTGACATCAACACGATTACGGGTGATTTGGCTAAGGGACTTATGCAAACCATTTCAGCAACCTTTAACGCCTATGCCTTCCCAGGTCATAAGAACATTTTCAATGGTTACGATAATTTGCTGGCTGCTTTGGCTTATGCTAAGAACCGTTATGGGTCAAACTTAGCGGGACTTGGTGAAGGTCATGGTTATGCTCAGGGTGGCATTGTCTCTCAACACGGTTTCTATGAAGTCGCAGAACAGAACATGCCTGAGATTATCATTCCACTTGACCCAGCTAAGAAGATGCGTGCCAACAAATTACTTGCAGAGGCTAACCAACGTATCAATGGCGCACAATCACAGCAGGTTGTGGTTCAGTCTGATACATCACAGTTGGAGCAAAAGTTCGAGAACGTAATTGCACTGTTGTCACTCATGCTTGGCGTTAACCAAGACCAGCTCAAGGCACTACAATCACAAGGTGGTATCAACTTACCCAACCTGATGAACCAGATGGGCATGGCTCAAACGACGCACAATTATCAATCAATATAACGAAAGGATATTCCCGTTATGAAACTATTCGTACAGCCCTACGGTGGCCAAGAATATGACTTGACGGCCAGACTTCCATCTGTGAAGTTTCTGGATATGAAGTCATCAGCACCTCAATTAACAGGTGACTGGTTAACCATAGCCGGCTCAGATGGCCAAAGGTTACAGAATGCCACTTATGGTGCCAATCAAGTCACGGTTTCACTGTTCATAAAAGGTCGCAATATGGCCGATTTCAGACTACTTAAGACAGAGTTACAACGTGTATTTTACCAACGTGGCCTAATACGTCTCAGAAGCTCACAGGAGCCATATAAGGCGTTTTGGGTAATGGCTAACCCAACTGACATCACACCGATTCAAGCTTCATCACAAGGGACGGTAGACCTTGTGTTCACCAATCCGAGTGGTATGGCACAGAGTTTGGTCAGGTCAGATAAGTTACCTGATGACTTAGACAGTTTGGGGTTCGGTATGAATCTACCAGCCAGGCCGTTGAGCTATGTTGGTACCAGTAATCAGTTCAACATTTACAACCCTTCAGATGTGGCCATTGACCCATACGTCAACCACCATGATTTAGTGATTACAGTGAAGGGCTCTGGTTCATTTACGTTGAATAACCAGACAAATGGCACCAGCATCACGCTGAATCAGGTGATGGGTAGTGATGATACATTCGTATTGAATGGCGTGGTACCAACGTTGAATGGTTCAACTGACGTAGACACGGACTTTGGGCACATCGAGTTGGAACGTGGAGATAATGACATTCGTTTAAGTGGACTAAGCAGTGCCAATGTTACCTTCAGCTTCCCATTCTTGTACTTCTAAATGGCATACAGCAAAGATAAGGTTGTTATTCAATCGAGGGACGGCAAGTCCACACAAGCTTTATCCTCATTGAATTTCAGCACGTTTCAGCTCACCCGTACGAAGAATGAAGCTTACCAAGTTGATTTCCAAGCGTATGACGATGGATCACTTGGATTTGCCTTGTTACAAGTGGAGAATCTGGTGCAATATGACGATCAAACATACGTGATTAAACAGGCGACTGATGACAACACTGGTGGTGTTCACAACGTAACAGTTACGGCAACGCACATTTTTTACCAGCTCAACAATCGGTTCCAGTACAACGTTAGACAGGGTGATAATTCATTCAGTCTAACAGACGCTTTAAAGTTTCTGTTCACAGGTATCGGTGATGGCTATTCTTATCAGGTACATGGTAAATTCAACAGCAACAAGACGCTAACGGATTTTGGTAACACGTCAGTTATCGAAGGGTTGTCGACAATCAAGAGTGCGTTTGGAATATATGCCATCGTGCCTGATAACAAGGTGATTCATCTGTACGACAAGGATTCATATGTTAAGAACACTCATAAGGTATTCAGGTATCGTAATGATACTGCCGCAGTACAACTACAATATGACGCAACCAGCATTGTGAATACCGTGCAAGCTGTATCAACCATGGAACAACCAGCATTCTCACCATTCAAGGTACAGGACGCAGATTCAGTTGCTAAGTGGGGTATCAAAGAGGGTGCCCGTGTTGAAAGTGATTCAGTCACCAGTGCGGACGCCATGAAGAACTTGGCTTCCCAGTCGTTTGTGTTGGAGCCCTCGTTGGCTATGACAGTTACATCAGCTGGGAATGAAGACGTTGCTTTGGGTGAAAATTGGACAGTACAGATGATTGATAACGGGTTCCAGACTTCTATTGAAGTTGTCAGCATTGTAAGAGCACCGTTTGCGACAACAGCGGTACAGATTACTTTGAATAATACCCGCAAGAATTATCTGGACGCCCAAAAGGTACAACAATCAGCAGTCAACACGGCAAAAAAGAACACAGGGACAACAGGCAACATGTGGGTTATCGGAAAGGTGGAAAGCTAATGGCATTAAATGGAATCGATATATCGAATTGGCAGGCTGGTATTAACCTAAGTTCTGTCCCTGCTGATTTCGTCATTATTAAAGCCACCGAAGGAACTACCTATGTATCACCCGAAGCTGATACGCAGTACCAAGGTGCTAAGTCAGCAGGCCGGTTGTTAGGTGTTTACCACTTTGCGACAGGTGTCGGTGCTGTGGAAGAGGCAAAGTTCTTCCTTAGCAATGTTCAAGGGTATCTTGGAGAGGCCATCTTGGTGTTGGACTGGGAAGGTGCTGTTGTTACTAAGGGAGTTGGGTATGCTAAGGCCTTTTTGGATTACGTGTACCAACAAACTGGTATCAGGCCATTGATTTACATGAGCAAGTCAGTCACAAACAGTTATGAATGGTCAACGGTGAGTGCCAATTATGGTCTCTGGGTCGCCCAATACGCTAATGCATTGCCCACTGGATACCAAGATGACCCATGGACAGACACTAACGGCTTTGGTGCATGGAGTGGGCCAGCAATATTCCAGTACGCTTCAACTGGGCGCCTAAGTGGCTATGATGGCAATCTGGATTTGGACAAATTCTATGGTGACACCGCAGCATGGCAAGCCTATGCTAAGCCGGACCATATGACACCAAACCCTGATCCAACACCGGAGCCGACACCAGAGCCACCTAAGAGCACACCTATCGTGCAATATGCTGACCCCGATGGAAATAAGGCTTATGCATATACACATTGGCAAGCTATTGAAGGTAAGCCTGACTTGAGCACAGTTGTATTGACCAGCCCGAACGGTACCAAGTATCAGTTGCAGGTTGACGATAAGGGAACTCTGACAACAAAGGTGGTGAGTGAATGATTTTAGATTTACCTGAGCGTATTTCTGGAGCTGATGATACAGCTCACCAGATTTACCAAGCGTTCTACGATGTTGGCATGATTACAGAAATGCCGTCACCAATGGAAACGCTGAACATTACGGAATACAACGAGCAAGCATTCTCAGAAATTGGGAGTGCTTTAATTTTGCTCAAAAACAACCTCAATCGACTGGTGGACATCTTCAATGAATATCATTTTGTCGATATGGAGGGCATACAGGCCAAAGGACATGAATACTGGGGAAGCAATTTAAGTGAACTGGGGGGATCTTATGATGATTTCAACGGTCACTTGGTTGCTATGGAAAGTACATTGCAAAATATGGTTGAGATTATGATTCTCAACGGTTTAATCGAAAGGAATTAAGAAAATATGGCTACACAAGCACAATCACAGGGTCGCTATGCCGTTATTAACACGTTGCTAGACTCAACTGATGTAACATTGATTGACTCGCTATCAGGACGACAAGGTGATAACGGACGGATCGTTTACTTTGCTATCAAGGACGGAAATTTGCCACACAATCTTGACGGTCAAAACGTTGTTCTTACGGCAAAGGATTCAGCAGGTAAGGTTAAGCAAATTTCTGGGGTTCATGACATGATTTCAGCCACTGGTGGGTTGTTTTCAATGCTAATCCCAGGAGAGATGTACCAATCAGCTGGTGACATTGAAGAAGCCTACATCAGTGTCCAAGATGGCGCTGGTACGGTTATCAGCTCAATCCCGGTAACGTTCACGGTGTTGGCTAACAATATTTTGTTCACAGCTAACGCTTCAAAGGACTACATCGACTCAGTACAAAAGGCTGTTGATGAAGCAAACTCACGTATCAGTGGTTTGAATGACAACATCAAGGCGCAACAACTTGCTTATGAAACTTTGAAGACGTCAGTTGAGAATCTGGCAGGGCAAATCGACTCCAAGCAAGTAGCTTTGCTGAACGTGGTCAACCACTTTACTGAAACAGCTACTTTCGACAAGGGTATCGTCACACCTAAGTTCAAGGCTGATTCAGTGAAGGCGCAACAGTCACATGACGGAAATACTTGGCACGATTTGGCAGACGATGACGCCGTTGTACACAAGACCGGTAACGAAGTTCTTGCAGGTGATAAGACGTTCACAGGTAACACCACTTTTTCAAGTATCAAGTCATCTAACGTAAAGACAGGCAGTGTTAAGCTGGGTGGGTTAACACTCAGTTTCCAACAAACAGCAGTCGGAGTAAATTTGTACATGGACGGATCATGGACCGGAGCATTCGGAATGGGTGATTCATACACAAATGGTGCGTCTGTGCCTAACAATATTGACAAGCCACTTCAGAACGTTGTTTTAACTATCATAGGTAACAGCGGAATTGCTAGTGTCACGACCAATGCCCCATTTAAACTTGAAGTGTTAATAGGTACAGATGGTGTTATTAAGTATCGTGCTAAAAACCTTCGAGATAATGATACAACGGTTCGTAATTCAACAATCGTTGGGGCAGATTCTGCATTTTACGCACTTGGATAGAATTGAGGTGCAATTATGGGATTTTTTCCACACGACTTAGCGGGCTGGCTCACAGTTCTGGCAACCCTAAGTGGTGCAATGTGGTTCGTGATAAAGATGACTTTTGTTAAATCGATCAACAGTTTGAATAAGACCATTGCCGGTTTGCAGGACACCTTAAAATCTTATGACACCCGCATAGATGACCACGAGAAGCGTATATCCATAATCGAAGATTGGAGGGAACATCACGATGACAATGAATAACTTAATAACCCTTGTAGAAGCGTTGTGGGATAGTGGAATCTTACCAGCGCTTTTAATTTTGGGCATTGGTTGGCTATCAGCACGATTTGCCCGCAATAAGAGGCTCACAGCCTTGTTAGATATTGCAGAACATGCAGTGAATTGGGCTCAGGTGACCTTCGATGGTGGCCAAACGCAAAA